TGCTTCGCTACGTCGCACACCAGACGTCGATCGGCCAGGGTGGCGACTCGACAACCGGTCAGTGTACCGGCGATTGGCGTCAGTATGTCGAGACCTTCGGCACGCTGACCAAGTACAAGTTTCAGGACTTGGTCGAAGAGTACCGAACCAAGATGACGATCATGCATCCGCAGAAGGGTCACGGATTTGCAAACACGCTGATGCACCTGGCTGATTTTTACAAGGATCGTACCGTGCTTGACGGCGTCGTTCACGATTCGATCGGTGATTACGAGCTCGGACGTTGGCTCACCTTCAAGTTTCCGACGACGAGTATGACGGGCATCAAGACAGTCTACGAGCCCAAGATTTTCATCAATCAGCACACGATCGAAAAGGTTTACCCGATGGTACGTTTCCTCATCGAGCCGTCGGGCGAACTTCAGTCGGTGCTCGATGAACACGCGTCGCTTGTCGATCGCGTATCGGTCGGCATGCACATTCGCCGTGGCGCGAGCGCATCCGATTCGCGTATCGTGGTCGAGGCGGACACCGAGACGTTTGCAAACGACAGGGCGGTTGCACAGTTCAAGTCGATTGCCGAAAACTTTGGACCGGTGTTCCTCGCGAGCGATTCCCCCGAGACGAAGAAGAGTTTCTACAACGCTCGGACGCTCGCGACGACGATTGCTGTCGTGCACGGCAATTGTCCGGACGCACCGACGAAGGATCGCCGGAACGTCTTTGTGGACTTTTTTCTGCTCGGAAAGTGCCCCAAGGTTTTCATCACCGGGGGCAACTTTCCGGCTCACCCGGGCATGTCGACGTTTGGTCTCATGGCGGCCATCTACGCCAACGTCCCCTGGGAGATGATTTCAAACTGAGTAAACTCTTCAAAGCCGGCTGAGCACTGTGCACGAATGTGACGGTGCAGAAACGTCTTTGGCTTGGGGCGTAGCCGAAACAGCTCGACGAGCCACGCAAACGAACTGTCGTAGCCGTGATACTCCTGGGCACGCTCGATGAGCGTACAATAGTCAAAAATCGTGTCCGACTCGACCGGGAAAAGCCCCCGACCGATTCGTACGATTGGCAGGTCCGTCTTGACCGTGATGGGTGCGTAGCGCGACGGGTCGTCGTGTACGACGACGTAGCGATCCGTGCCGAGCTGATCGACGACCCGACGGTAGAAAAACTCTTCGCGATCCCGTGAGCGGAGCATGAAAAACTCGTCCCGGAGCATCTTCGGGTTCAGATGTGCATTGGCGTAAAAGGCGTCGCACCACGGCTTGACGGTGTCCCAGTCCTGACGACCCGTGAAAATGCCGGTACGGACAACCATGTGCTCGTAGAGCGCCTTGTTCCATGCATCCTTGTCGTCGTCGACCGGCGTGATGGTGAGTGCCGGTCCGAGGTCCCGGAACATGTCACGGACGCTCTCGACGTACTGCTTCTTGACATATGTCACGACGTCGTACGTCTTGGCAAAGTGGCGAATCATGCCGTTGCACACGAGATGATCACCCAGACCCATGTGCGTCATGACCGCCATGCGGTTACGCTTCTTCGACTTGTACTCGGTGTACTGCTTCTCCTCGGCGATTGTCGAGTTTTCGTTGATGAGCCGCTTGATGGCTGCCCGGCGATCGTTCGTGTGATAGACGAGCCGGGCCAGGTGAACGAACGTCGGGCCGAAATCACCGCGCGTTTCGCACAGACGAATCTCATTCTCGACGTCCCAGATGATCTTGTTGACTTTGTAGAGTTCGTCGATCGGCGCGGTCAGGTGCGGCTCGAGCAGGGCCAGTTCGTTGCTGACGTGCTCGCGTTTCTTGTCGTCGGTAAAGTACTCCGCCTTGATTTTCAGGATAGAGACGCGATCAGCGACATCGCCGGGTGATACTTCGATGAGCACCATATAAAAGGAATACCGGTATTCCTTTTATATGGGTCAGGTGAATCTTGACACGTCGTTCGGACGCGCCATCCGTGACATTTGTAGTCGCCCGGATGTCAACGTCTGCGTCGACATTGGCGCATGGAACGGTCTCGGGACGACACAGTGCATCGTCTCGGGCTTGTCGTCCAAAAAGTCGGGCCACGTGTACAGCTTCGAGGTGGATGACGTCATGTTTGCCAAGGCGGAGAATGTGTGGCGGGGAAACTCGCTCGTGACCCTGCAAAAGGCACGCCTGGCTGAGACTATGCTGACGCACGCCGAAGTTGAAGCCAGTCCCAACTATTCAAACATTTCGAGCGCCGATTGGCGTACGTGGTATGCGGGTGAGCATGCCAACTTTGAAAAGACGACGATCGGCACTCTGCCAGACACGATCGACTTTGTCGTCATCGACGGCGGTGAGTTTTCCGGTCCGGGTGATTGGGCGGCAGTCAAGACGAAGAATCCAAAGTACGTGGCGCTCGACGACACGTTCACGGTCAAGACGGACTCGGTCCTACGCGAGATGCTCGCCTCGGGCGAGTGGATGGTTTTGTATGACGGAAACGATCGGAACGGATGGTCCATTCTGCGCAAAGACGGACTCGCGCTGGACGACGAGGTTGGGGTGCCCGAACCGAGCGTGACAGATGCCGGGAATTGAAATGTACTGTACGTCGGCGTACGTCGCTAAAAACTCTTTGGGGCACCGCACGATCGGGATACAGCCGCACACCTGAGCTTCCCAGAATCGGTGCGTGTCGATCCCGTTCCCCATGGGACACATGACGTACTTGTGCGTCGCCATGGTTCGCATGTACTCTTCGAACGCAACTTTTGGCCCCGATGACGTGACAAAGCAGTTGCGCTCGTGCGGATTCGTCGCCGGGCTAAAGTTTGTATAGACGGTTTCAGTCTTGGGCGTGTCCCGGAGCCCCTGGCCATACCTCGTACAAAAGTCGAGCTTCGACGGCGTGTCCTCGAGGCCGATCGGGAGATGCTTGAGCTTGGGATGTACCGTGCACACGTTTTGGGCGTACCACTCGATGATGTTCGGCCGGGCCAAGAGACTGCGAATCTGATCGTCAGACATGAACGTGCTCGGCGAATAGTCGCTCAGGCCAGTCACGAGCGTATGCCGGGGAAGCTCCCCTGATCCCGAAACGTAATCGACGAGATAGTCCGTCTTGACAAAGAGACGTTGGCCGGCCACAGGTTCTGTCGGCCACACCACGTCGCACATATCACGATGGCTCGCCTGTGTCACGAACATCTAAAACAAAAGCGAGTCTTTATTTTAGATGTTGGTCGACTGTTTCATGTTCTACAACGAGCTCGATGTGCTCGCGCTTCGACTCACTTTGCTCGACCCGTATGTCGATCGTTTCGTGCTCGTCGAGTCGGAGGTGACCCATGCCGGTACACCCAAGGAGCTCATCTACGAACAAAACAAGGATCGGTACGCCGAGTGGGCCCATAAGATGACGCACGTCGTCGCGCGAAACATGCCAACCGACGAGAATCCATGGTCACGCGAAAAGTACCAGCGTCACTGTTCACTGGACGGCCTCGAAGGTGTACCGGACGATGCGACCGTGATGATCTCCGACGTGGATGAGATCCCAAACATGACCGTGGCAAAGATGCTCCAGGGTCGTACGACGACGTGTCACATGCACATGTTCGAGTACTCGTTCAAGTATACGTTCACGGGCGAGCCGTGGTTCGGCACGGTGATGACGCATGCCCGCGAGTATCGGACGCTCGGACCCAATTTCTTCCGGGATCACCGATGGCGGTTCCCTCACGTGCCGTACGCCGGGTGGCACCTGAGCAGTTTCGGTGACGCGAAGCACATCGACACGAAGCTTCACACGTACGCCCACGCCAAGGATCCGGGTCGACATGAACACCAGACGGTCGACGACTATGAGCGTTTCATCAAGGAGGGGTACCATCACGACGGTCGTACAAAACTCGTCGCGACGCCGCCCGATACGGTCATGCCCCCTGGTTGGGAACGACTGTAATCATCCGAAGTTCCTCGTCGCACGACACGGGATCCGTGCCACACCAGCGCGCCTTGAGACGCAAAAGGCGCTGAATCTCATCAACGTCAAGCCAACGCAAGAACCGACGCTTTCGTTCGACGTTTTTGAACGGCATCTTGTCGTCGAGCAGTCCCTGACACACGGGCCACGTCACGGCACGCAGTTCACGGAGTTCAGCCTCGTGTGCATCGAGCCGAGGCAGAATCACTTCACGCAACAGACGCGTGCCCTCGTTGTCCCACATGGATTAAAAACGTCCCGAAAGTTTAGATGATGAGAGCGCTATGGGATCTCCATCGCATACCGACCAAGATGACGTACTGGCAAAAGCTCCGGTTCGTGTACATGCTCGCGCTCATGCTCACGCCACGGGACCAGCCCGTGATCCCCCGGTACATGCCGTACATCGAGGACGAGCCGTTGTTCATCGATACAGACGAGTACCCGATCGAGCCGTTGGCATATACGGCGCTCAAGGTGGCTGATCTCGTCGCAGGTGTTAAAGGCTTGGAGACGTATTAAAGATATATGTCGGTAGCGGCTATTGTCACCGGTGTGACTGGCCAGGATGGTTCCTATCTGGCCGAGTTCCTGCTCGATAAGGACTATGTCGTGTACGGGTACGCCCGGTACGCCAGTGAGTCGAAAATGGAGCGTCTCTCGAAGGAGGTCCGGGACCACCCAAACTTTCGGATCGTCCGTGGCGACATGACTGATTCGCTACGCATCACGATGCTCGTCAAGGAGCTGGCCGACAATCCGATGTGGTCTCGGATCGAGGTGTACAATCTGGCGGCTCAGTCACACGTCAAGGTTTCGTTCGAGCAGCCCGAGTGGACGTCGAACGTCAACTCGCTCGGGGCGCTTCGTTGGCTCGAGGCGATTCATCAGACGAGCGACGATCGTTTCCGGTTCTACCAAGCGGGTACGTCCGAGATGTTTGGCAAGGTGCAAGAGACGCCCCAGACGGAAACGACGCCGTTTTGGCCTCGAAGCCCCTACGGCGTCTCCAAGGTGTTTGCCTACTGGATCACGAAAAACTACCGCGAGGCGTACGGCATGTATGCCTGTACCGGCATTTTGTTCAACCACGAGTCGGAACGTCGCGGCGAAGAGTTTGTGACGCGCAAGATTACCAAGGCGATCGGAGATCACAAGTTTCCGATCCGGCTTGGGAACCTGGATGCAAAGCGTGACTGGGGTCACGCCCGGGACTATATCGAGGCGATGTGGCACATGCTTCAGTTGCCCATCGCGAACGACTATGTCGTCTCGACCGGCGAGACGCACTCGGTTCGCGAGTTTGTCGACATTGCATTCAAACACAGCGGCGTTTCCATCGAGTGGACCGGTACAGGTGAAGACGAGGTTGGTATCAACGCACTCACCGGTGATACGATGGTGATGATCGATCCGGCATTCTACCGACCGGCCGAGGTTGATGCGCTCATCGGTGATTCGACCGCGTTTCGTACGCTGTCCGGGTGGACCCCGAAGATTGATTTCCCGGCACTGGTCGAGCGCATGGTTCGACGTGACCATGTTCACGCGTAAAACGGGAGCGCAAGATTTTTGCTTAAAGTAATACGTGTCAGGACAGACAATGGCTGCCGTCACCATCACCTCCAAGTTTATCAAGGCGTTCGTGCCCTCGAACGAGAGCCACGTCAAGTGGCTGCAGAAGATGACGATCATGGCTGATACGCTCGGCGATGCTCAGAAGCATCAGCAGCTGGTTCGCGAGATTCAAGGAAACCCCATGGGTGTCAAAGTGAATGAGGTGGAGGCGCTCGATTGGCCTCACATTCACTTTGTCATTGCCATGGCCTATTCCAAGGCGGTCTTGTCTGGAAAGGCGTACATTCCTATGGCGCCCGTCGCTGAGGAGTGATGTCACTCTTCATCGAGTCCGATATCCTTCACAAAGCTCGGAAGGTTGTAGAGCTCGGCAATCTTGAGCGCATATAACTCAACCGGTATGCTTAGCTTGATGACATCACCTGACAGCTTGTACTTGTTGTACGACTCGTTGAATTCGTTGAGTACGATGAGATCGAGGTATGCATCGACACAAAACACCTGGAGCGAATCCATGCTCCATGAGCGCACCTCAATCAGACTATTTTCCTCCATGGGATTGATTTTCCCGCCAAAAAGACTGAATGTATTGTCCACCATGAGAACATCCGGCCACCTGTTCTCCTGCTTGACATGTCGCTCGATCATATACGCCATGAGCGTCGCATCCCCCTTGCGACGAAAAGCAACCGTCGCCGTCTTGACACGCTGATCCTCGAGCCGCCACGCGAAAACGTCATTTGGCCCGGAATGGAGCGTGAACAGCTTACGATTTCCGTAAGTTGTTCGGACCGGCGCAAGTCGAGGTGGTTTTGTAATGACGGCCGCCATCTTGCTGGAGTAGCCTGCGATTTTTCTAAGCCGTCGGCTTTGATTTCGCGAGCTGAGCCTCCATCGAAGCAATCTGGGCCGACATTTGCCGTTTCATATCCGGATCGGTCAGGTTCATGAGTTGGAGTTTCATATTGTCAATCACGGCGCTAGAAACTTGGGTCGAAACCGTGCATGCACCGGTCGTCGCCGACTTGACGTAGCCGGGCTTGCACGTCGATCGACACGGACCACCCGGGTCCCGTGCGACAGTCGCATTCGGGTCGGACGTCATACACGTCACGGTACAATTGCTGCTGTCCTGTGTGAATGACGTGAGTGCATCGCCCGGTGGCATGGGGGGACACTGCGTCAGATTTTCGCGTTTCCGACCAAACAGGACTACGAGTAGGATGACAATCGCGACGATCGCGACAGCCGTGGCAATGTGCCACTTTTTGATCCTGAACGTCATTATAAAAAGGTCAAGAAATTAGTCCTAGTGCCCATCGGCACTAGTCCTAGTGCCCATCGGCACTAGTCCTAGTGCCCCGAGGCACTAGTCCTGGTCTTCGTCGTCGCACGCGAGACGACTCCAAAAGCTCGGTCTGTATACGCGCTGAGGCGGTTCTGGGGACGGAAGAGGAGCAGGCTCGCGTACCCGCTCAGGTTCTGGCGGTGGAACGGGCTCCGGGTCCGACGGCGGCGGTTCCTCCTTCTCAAGACGTTTCAATTCGTATATGATATCCATGAGGTTCATATTCTCGCAGATATCATCGGCGTCACCGGATCCTCGTGCAGCCACGAGCATCTCGGCAAAGGCACGCTTTGGTTTAGTCATCCCTGATTAAGTTCGGAGATAAAATGGCGTTTTATGCGACGCATGAAGCGCCTTGGGAAAGTCTGGATTGTTGAGGATACACTCCCTGATCAGAATCCAGAGATCCTTACGGGCGGTGATCCCCTCGAGCGTGTCCCAGATCATCGCCGTGTTTTCGTCGTGATTCTTTTTGAACGGCACCTGGGATGTCTCCATCTTGTTCTTCTCCTCGTTGAATCGCTGAATCATATACTTTTGCTCGATGGCGGTCGTGGGGAGGTCGAGGACGTACACGTGGTAGACACTTACGGTGTCGGCGTCAGCCTCGGTATCCCCTGGACCTTTGTAGTTTGTCGTGAACCGAAAGTACGTGTACGACCCACTCTTGACGTCGATGATCCCCCTGGTCTCTTCGTGAAGTTCACGAATGGCACACCGTAAGGGGTTGTACACCTCGCGGCGTCGACACCCGCCTGTGACAAACGTCCACTCCTTGTACCGCCGATCATGGACGATGAGCATGTGTGGGCGGTCACCGATCATCGTCACCGGGACCGCTATCGCTTTGTGCCTCTCGCGAGGACCTTGCGGAGATGTAGACATTCTCCGACTCTACTGTAGACTCGTCAAAATATTTCTCCATAGTACGCGTACTCGGATTGTACGTGATGAGGAAAAGCAGACCGATGAGCACGAGCCACTTCCAGATCTGCATTACTGTTTGTCGGTATAAAAATCAAGCCGTGTTATACAAAATTACTGTACCGGTTCCACCATTGCCGGGCTGTTTAAGAAACCCTGAATCGGCCGCGATCGTGTAAGTACCGCCGCCGCCGCCGCCGCCGGTTCCAGCTGTTCCGCTTGCCGGGAATGCGCCAGACGAGTCAGCACAACTGCCGCCTTGCCCTCCACCGTCCGTACCTGGACCCGCCACGCCGCCCGATCCGCCTCCTCCGCCGCCCACAATGAGAGTATTACCCGGGAAACTGACACTAATTCCCGATCCGCCTGCACCACCTTGAGTCCCCCCAAAAACACCAGTTCCGCCATTCTGGCCAGACATAGCCGCGCCACCGCCGCCGCCGGCAGGATTTCGACCATTTGGTAGGACAGGGCCAGGGGAACCGCCGACATTTCCGTTTCCAGAATTTCCTCCCGCGCCACCTGGGGAGCTGGTCCCGGTACCAACTGGATTTAACCCAACCTTGCCGCCACGTGCCAAGGCGATCAGCCCAAACGGCTGTGGTGCGAGATAGCTGTCCTGTCCGTCCCCGCCCGCGACGGTCGCAATTCCTCCATCTCCAACGAACGCTTGGTAATTCCCCGATAAACTGGTCGTACCCGTCAGAACTTCTCCGCCTCCGCCTCCGCCTCCGATTTTACCCTCTATAGCCGGAGCACCCCTTCCTCCTCCAGCTACGACGATATATGCGTATGTACCCGAGGGTAGATTGAAATCATTCGCACCTAAAGAAGTAAATCTGATATACGGTTTTGCTACGGCGATTGTCGCCGAACCGGACAGTGGTGTTCCTCCTATGTTTGTATTTGTAGCCGTGAGAGTATACGTCACGGCGCCATAAAGAGCCGTTACTCCCGAAGCCGAATACGTGAGTGTTGTACCATCGAACGATACACCGGAATTTACTGGACTTACCGACCATGTAACAGAGCCGGCCTGTGCCGAGTTTGTGATCGATACAGACCCGACACTCATAGACGTTATAGATCCGTTTGTTACAGCGAACGACGTGGTTGGGTAAGTTGCCGAAGCTGTTACGATCGGTGCGACGTAATAGAATGATGCGACACTGAATGCGGTCGTCGAAGTTGCTCCTGCTATATTCGTCGCCGTGACGACGATGTTCGTCGCGGCGAGCGTCGTCGTTTGAGGTATACTGAACGTGGCCAGGGCATCAGTAGACGACGCGGACAGAGTGATCGACGCCGGTGCATCAGTTCCGTCACTCTTTTTGATCGACCATGCAATACCTGTACCGCCGCTCGTCTGCGAAACTGTGAAAGTTGCGGCTGCACTCGTCGTATCGAGATTTTGAGTTCCTGGAGTTGTCACGACCGGCTTTTTGTTCGCCGCGACACTGAACGTCGCGCTCGACGACCCGAGGCCACCAGTATTTGTTGCCGTGACCGTGATGTTTTGTGCGGCGAATATGCTATTCACTGCGACCGCGATGATAAACTGAGTGTTCGAAGTGCTCGAGGTCGAGGCACCAGTGGGATATACGGGAGTGTTCCATGATATCCCGGGTGTTGTTCCGCCGTTGTTCGTCACCGTGATTGTCTTGGCGGCCGTCGTATCGAGCCTTAGTGTGCCTGGATTAGAGAGCGACGGTGGACTTCCCGAAAATACCGTGAATGATGTCGAGACGACATTGCCGGCGCCGTTCGTACCATTCACCGTGATTGATTGACCGGCGGTGATTTGCTGACCCGATGCGACCGTAAAAATGAGATTATTACCAGAGGCGCTGTATGTGATTCCTGTTGCTAGAAGTGTCGCCGCATTGGGTGAAGTGGTGTACGTGATATCATGTTCAGTTATACTCCTCGATTGATTGAGAGTAACTGACGCAGAGCTCGTACTTGTATTCAGGTATTCTGTTCCAAGTGCTGTAAATAGAGCGATTCGCGGGGCGTACAAGTTGAATGTCGTTGTGGCCGACGTCATGTTTGCGCGGTTCTTGGCGCTGACCGATACGGGTGTATTGTTTGGGACGAACGTTCCTACATCGAGCGTGACCGTAATCCCTGTATCGCTCGTCGTGGCTGTTATACCCGTCCCGAGATCCGGGTACGTCCACGTGATCGGATCCGTGTTTGCCGCCGCGACACTTTGTGCGATCGTAATGGTTTTCTGGACAGTCGACGTGTCCAGTGTAATCTTACCGAGGACCGGCGCCGGACTCGGCGTTCCGAGCGCGGGTGTTTGCGGCGTAAACACGTCGTACGAGATTGCTGTCGCCGCCTTCCCAGCTGGATTGGTCGCATTGTTTTCGCGGGAAAATACTGAAGCGGCTGGGCGTAGGACAGCCGTCGTACCGATTGTAAATACGAGTCTGTCGTTCGCCTGCGTCGTAATTGTAACGCCGTCCGGAAGACTTCCCGTGTCCGCCCACGTGATCGTGCCCGTGTTTGTCGCCGTCTGCGTGATTGTCACAGTCTTGGCCGTGGCCGTGTTCACGTAGACACGGGGTTTGAGTCCCCCTGTACCGGCACCGGCGACAATCACGCCTGTCGATGTCGGACCCGTGATGACTGGCGGCGTCGGTGTCGTCACCGTGAACGATCGTGTATTTGCGATACCAACCGGGTTGACGACCCGAATCGTGAATATCGTCGCGGTAAAGTACGTCGCCTGTGCAATACTGAGAATACCAGTGCTCGACCCCATGGTAACCCCGGTTCTCGTCGTCGTGTACGACCATGTGAGTGCCCCGGTGAGCGATGCCGTATTTGTGAACGCGGGGAACGCATACCCCCCGAGAGGCGACACGTCGATGTTTTGGCCGGACGTGGGCGACACCGTGTCGATGACTGGCGGAGCGGGTGTCGTGATGTTCATAGGTAGCGTACCGGTCTTGTTGACCGCGTTCGTCGCCGAGATTGTGAATGTCGTCGCCGTAAAGTATGTCGCCTGGGCGATCGTCAAGAGACCGTTCGAGTCGATCGTAACACCGGACGTCGTCGGTGAGTACGACCACGTGACGGTTCCGACGTCTGCCGTACTCTGCGTAAACTGAATCGTCTTTGCGCCGAGCGAAACCTCGAGCACTTGGGGTGATATGATGAGCGACGTCACGGTCGGAACTGCAGGCGTCGTGAGTGACACGATGCGTTCATCAAACACACCAACAGGGTTGGTTACACGGACAGTGAACGCCTTTGCAGGGAAAAACGTCCCTTGGACGACGGTGAGTAGACCCGTTCCCGAGTTGATCGTGACGCCCGGGGTTGGGGTTCCTTGGAGAGACCATACGAGCGTTCCGGTGAGCGATGCCGTATTTGTAAATGATAGCGTCTGTGGACCAGTCGACGTGTCGATCGTCTGAGGCGACGTCGGGGACACGGTGTTTATGACTGGTGGCGCGGGCGTCGTCACGGTGAATGATTTGGAGGATGCGGATCCGACCGAGTTGGTCGCCGCGACCGTGAATGTGATGGCCGTAAAGTATGTCGCCTGGGCGATCGTAAAGAGACCGGTCGACGAGTTGATGGTGACACCTGAAGTCGTCGGCGAGTACGACCATACGACGGGGGTGGCGTCCGACGCCGATTGGGTCGCCGTGATGGCAGTGTATGCGGCCGACGATACGTCGATTGTTCGAGTCGCGGGCGTCACATCGTTGACTGATGGGATACGCGGCGCAAACGCATTGAACGTTGTACTGGTCGAGTTTCCGATCGGGTTTGTCGCCGTGACGACAAACGTGGTCGTTGACGGGTGAATCACGCCGGTCGGTTGAGCAGGGACGGTCAGCGTGAGTGATTCGTCCAGCGGCGTCTTTGTGGTACTGCCGGGAAGAGTCGTCGGGTTGGTCGTCCATGTGATGGCCCCCGTGTACGCCGGATTCACAGACTGTGGGATGACGATCGTCTTGGCGCCCGTGTACGTGTTGAGTGAGATTGTACCGGACACCGGTGCAGGCACGAGCGTTCCGATGACTGGCTTGACAGCCGCGCCGACATCAAACTGAATCTGAGATTCGAGACCGCCAGCCGATCGAGCGAGCACCGTAAACAGTTGTCGCGTCAGGTATGAATTGACGGCAAAGGTAAACACAGTCTGACTGTCCGTCTGGGTCGTGATGCTCACGCCGGCCGGGTAGGACGACGGAGTGATTTCCCACGTGACGGGACCGGTGAGTGCCGGATTGTAAATCTGTGCGATAGTCACCGTCTTTTGGGTCGTCGTGTCGAGTAACTGAGGGTCGCCCGGACTTTGAAGCTGGACGATCGACGACGCGCCGACGTTCAACACGCGCTGGGTCGTCCATCCACTGATCGCCGTCGCTGTAAAAGTAAAAAGCTGGTACGGAAGAACGGACCCGACCAGGATCGTGATTGTCGTCCCGTAGTCATCCTGGGACGTTACGGAAACGCCCGCCGGAAACGTTCCGGGTGCAGGGTCGATCGTCCATGCGATCGAACCTGTTGCGGTCGGATTTCGATCCTGCGTGATTGTGAACGACTGATTGACAACCGTCGTGTTGAGAATGAGATTTCCCGGATTTGAAAGTACGGGCTGCGTACCCGCACCGAGCGTGATTGTGAGTGACGTGGGTGTTCCGACCGAGTTGGTCGCCGTCACCGTGAATGGCTGACTCGGAACAACCAGACCACGGGCCACCTGGAACGTGATACCGGTTGAGCTCGAGCTGACAAACGTGAGATTTGTCGGCAGGATGTACGACCATGCGATCGTACCCGTATTGGCCGCCGACTGCGCGATCGTAAACTGCGCCAGGGCCGATGCCGTGTTGAGAAGACGATCGATCGACACGAGCACGGTTTTCGTCGCCGCGCCGACCTGAAACGTCAGGACGGTCGATACGCCGCCGAGGTTGGTCGCCGTGACCGTGATTGTCTGGAGGGGGATCACTGACCCGACTGCGAGCGTAAATGACGCGGCACCGTTCGTCGTCGTGACGGAGAGACCGGTCGGCAGAGTAGAGACCACCCATGTGATGCCACCCGTGAAAGCGTCTGCGACCGCCTGAGTCACCTGGAACGTTTTGACGCTCGACGAATCCAGTGACGTGACCGGTAAGGCTGATACGAGTGTCAAGATCGGTTTAACACCGGCACCGTACGTAAAACTCTGACTCGTCGGAGTCTTGAGAACGTTCGACGCCGTGATTGTGATGGTTGTCGGTGCGACGACCGTCTCGGCCAAGACTGAAAAAACGATACGAGTCGTCGCGTTCGATGTAAACGCAACACCGGGTGGCAGGGTCGAGTAGGCCCATAGGATAGGCCCAGTACCGCTGGCCGTCTGGACAATCGTAAACGTGTTTGCGTTCGTCGTATCGATCGCAATATTCGGCGTCGTGAGGAGTGCGCGAGACGCCGCAAGCAGGTTGAAACTTTTCGACGATTGACCCCCGTTTCCAGATGCCGTGACGACAAACGGCCGATTCTCAAGCAGAGTTCCCGTCGCAATGACGAACGACGCACCGAGCTGAGTCGATCCCGTGAATGTGACACCGGGCGGCAAGGGGGTTTTGTACGACCATTCGACCGTGCCGACCGACGCCTGTTGATTCGACTGCGGAACTGTAAATGCAGAGCCGGTCGTCGTATCAAACTGGATCGACAGAAAGAGATATTTGGTTCGTAGGTAGTTTTCGACGCTCGCAAGTTCCGTGTCCGTGAGGATCCGGCTGTACACGAGGACTTCGGCGACGGCCCATGTCGAATATTCAGCCGTCTTGAGGCCATAGTTGAGCCCGATACGACCATAGCCCGGGGATCCCGCCGTCCCGGTCGTAAAGTCGACGCTCTGGGCGCGATACTTGTTGCGTTGGTCCGATGAGACGACCCATCTGTAGTTGTACAAGTCAGAAGCCGACTGGGTAATGTACCCGTTGTGGAATGCGACACCAGCCTTTCCATTGATAAAGCCCGAAGCCCAGTCAGTCGTGACGCCTTGGAAAATGCGCTGTTTGACGCCGTTGTTGTACTTGGCCAAGTGGATAAAGGTGTAGTCTGGCGAATTGACAATCGCCGCCGGGAATCGAATCCCGGCCGTCGTCGCGCCGAACAAAAACCCGTTATTCGAGTCGTAGTTGATCGTACCACGGACATCCTCCGATGACGTGTTGTTTCCATTGCCCGACCGATCCAGCCACACCTGAAGGGCGTTGTTCCAACTCGCCGCATCGTACTGAGCAATGAGACCGTTCGTCACGGGAAGAGGTATGGTACTCGCGGCTGGTAGAGCAGCCGACGAACCTGAACTAATGGCAAACGTCGCAGTGGCTGTCGTTGCATCCTCGAGCGTCGCTCGGACATTCATGGAGGATTTATTGTTTACAAACGAGGGAAACGCCGTGAATGTGATACCTGTATCGTCCGATGTAGTGAACTGAATACCTGGTGGGACGCCGGCTGACGACCATGAAACTCCAGACACGGGAGACAATGCGGCGAGAGATATTGTAAATGACGCAGGTTGATTGATCGCATTGACAAACAGTGGCATCTATTACTTCATCGAGAAATGTTTCTTGCAGAACCCCCCACATGTCGCCCCAAACGGGCATTGCCTACCCTCGAGCGTCCGCGCATTGCACTTTGGTCCCTCGGCCGCCGATTTCCGCTTCTTGGCCCCTGCAGCAGTGGCGGCTACGGTCGCACAGTCATTCGACTTGGGTGCGACGTAATCGCACATCACGGTCGTGCGCCGCGCCGCCTTGATCTTCTCGCTCGTCTCGCGAAACTTGGCAATTGTGGCGGCGAGCTTTGCATCCATGTTTGTGCGAGTCGCGATTCGGGCAGCCTTTAGTTCCTCCTCGAAGGGCATGGGGCGTACCGAGGGGGTCGGGCGCGAGTGACCCGTGTGGACAAAACCTACTTTTGAACGAGACGGAGACCCTGAAACCCGTGACGCAACACGTTGTCGTTGTAGTGCTTCCAGTGCGGAAACACGTCAGTGTTGAGGTATGCCGCCGCGTGATACAGCTGACCGTCGAACGTGCACAGCTCGAGCGAGTTGTCGATCGTCGTCTCTGGAATGTACGGTGACGTGTACTTGTAGACAAAGTCGGGCGCATCGAGAATACCGACCAGGACGTTACACGTGCCGGGCACGCACACAAAGTTGAAGCGCCGGTACGTCTCGGCAAACGCAGTCGGCACCTTGACGATCGGGATGCACCCACACGCGATCGCCTCGTACACCTTGGAACAATCCATACCGAGTCCCATGGGGCAGTACACGTAGCGGTACGACGCCATGGTGTTTGCATAGTCGTCGAGCGGGATACGTTTCGAGTTTGGAAGGCTTTCACGTTCGGGTCGGTTCCACTCGATCGAGAAGGAGTAAAACACGTCATCCTTTTTGGGAATCTTTTTGAGTCGATCGGCATTTTTCACGTAATAATCAATGACGTGATCGTAGAGACCGTATTCGAGATGGGTCAACTTGGGATGACTCAACGTCGTGTTCATCGCGGACCACGACAGAATCATCGGATCCTCGATAATCTGGACAAATTCGCCAGTATGAAAGAACAGTTCAATCGGGTAATCGGTAAACCCCGTGATGAGGTGACACGGTTTATCGATCCGGACGGTTGAAAAAAAGAGTTGAAGATGGTTGGTCCGAATCGCGATACGGTCCCCAGCCTCGTATGAGAATGGTCGGAGCGGTACGAAGATCACCTGGCATGACCGCAGGATGTTGGAGTGCGTGATGTACATCCTTTCATTGTACTGCGCGCTTCTCCTTAAAAAAGGCCATGTAATACTCGCCCGCCTCGGATGGGTCACGTTCTACGACCGTGTCGTCGTCGACGTACCGCCACACACCCTTGTGTTTGACGTAGGCGGCGTAGTGTCCGCCGCCGGTCGAGCCGTAATGAACCACGAGACCAAACAGCGAATGACCTGGAAGTTGTTGTGGGACGCGGACCACGTATTTGGCATCGTACTGATTAAATGACACGATGACTATAGACGGCCACTTGGACACGATCGTACGCGTGACAGCCGCGTTGTACTCTTCGCCGGCGTCGTCGATGTAACCCGTGAACGCCTCGTACTTTTCACGACGCTGCAGGAGCTCCTCGAGCGTCTGGTTCTGGGCCGTCGGACATACGACGACGGTCGTGATGTCGTGCTCCTTCTTGGACACACCCTTTGGGTACGTCACCTCTTGCGTCTCCGTGCCGTTGAAGATCGACTGGACGAATCCGACACCGAGCGCGCGCTCAAACGTGTCAATGAGTGAGAGCACCACCTCTTGCACGTCGTGCGGATGAAGATGAGCAAACGACGGGTACTTGGCAGTGAACGCCGTATGAAACGCGCGCGGATCAGCATCCTCGCCTTTGCGCCACATGCTCGTCACGAGGTTCGAGTATTCGCGCGTCACATCACACGTCCCTTCATAAGGCGTCTTAAGGAAACGATTCGTCAGATCGGGGACGTGAGACAGACATTGGAGCGCCGAGTTCAGGTAGCACGTGTTACCTATGTTTGCGAGCCCCTTTGGCATTTACTGTAGATGGACTCGGCACTTTTATCTGTACATAGGGTATATGGGGAACGTGACTCGGCCGAGAACAGCGCCGAAACGCAGCAATAGAAACGCCGAAGCGAACGAGGCAAAGCTCCGCGAGCTTGTCCGTATCAAGGCTAACTTTACAGCCCTGTTGAAGAACATGGCACAGGCTCATAACAACATCTCGAAAAAGATACGTGCAGGGACTGCAAATGTAGGGGATATCGCAACAATTCAGTATGGCATCCCACAAACTGCACGTAAAATCAAGCAGCGAATGGCCAACCTTGACAAAAAAGTGAATGTGCTCATTCGTCGCACGCTTGGGCACGCCTAAAGACGACCCGCGTCGGAAGACCAAGTAGAGCCATGGATGCATTTTTCGATCGCTGGTCTGAGATTATCCGCGCGAACACCGGCACCGGTCGTGAGATTGAGATTCGGTTCGGCAAACTGAACCGTGGTTCGTTTGACACGAACGTCACGAAGGACACCTACGACAAGGTGCTCCGGCGACTGCATAAGTACGCAGGGTGGGAGAATGTCGAGGAGACGGACACGAGCAACTTTTACTATGATCGCAACCGGCGCGTCACCTATGACAATGTCAAGGGGGATATCTCCGAGTGCGTCATCAAGAAGCGCGTGCTCGTCGATGACGTGTCCCTGAAGGGTGAGCTCTTTGACGTTCGGCTCGGCGTGTCGACCGAGACGCCGTGCGATCACGTCGAGGATGAAGAGTACACCAAGGTGCGCAACCGAAAGCGCGTGTCGTTTCTGCGCAAAGATCTCCGGATCGACGTGACGGCCGTATCCGGGGATCCCGATGACCCCGACTCGGAGAATGAGACGGAGTACCAGATTGAGCTCGAGCTCCTCCGCGTTCCGGAGACGCGCCACGAGCTCTACAACATGGTCTACAAGGTGTTTGACGTGCTCAGGATTGCCCGCTAGCTTTGCTAGCGCCCAGTAACGATGTTACTGTTCTAGGCGCTCGGGTACATCTTCTTGCCGCGCATGGTGTTGTACCAGTTCTTTGCTTTCACGGTGGCGTAGTTGTTTCCCAGGTATGCGCGCGCGATTGCTTCCCGCTCTGCTTTGTCCAGTGTACTGAATACGCGTTTCCGCCCGTTACGTATGATGCGCTGGTTCAACGGGTCGTTGGTGAAGGTATACACCCGCCCGTTCACTGTTACGTTTGCTGCACGAACTGGCGATGCTGACTTTACGGTCGCGCGGCTCTTTATCCGCTCGAAGAGGACCGCCTTGGTCATTGTCGCGTTTGCCCCCGCATTGCCCAAGTTGCGCGCCACGGCGACAAGTTGAGCGGCTGTCAGTTTTTTGTACGACTTGCCGTTCACCTTGTTGTTCTGGACCGTATGGTTTACGTTCCCGCCGGCGTTTGGCGATCCGTTGTTGTTCCGGCCGAAGATGTTCCGGCGGACGTGCAGCGGCATGTTCACGCCCGCCTCGTTGTACCGCTTGCGAGCCGTCGCATAGCCCGCCTTGAGATCCTTGGGCACCTTGTAAAAGTAAGGCTGCTTGCCTGGCCCCGGTGCAACGTAGTGCCCGTTCTTCTTGGCGTTCCAGTTGGCGGCACGGTCCGCCCCCTTGGATGCGCCGTAAAACACAAAGGCGCTGCCGAGCATGTTCTTGACGTACTGCGGCATGTTGATGCCCGCCTTTTCGTACGCCTTGGCAATCTTGGTGGCCGAAAGTGACATGTTTCCCTTGACGTTGTACAGACGCGGCTTGCCGTTCGGTCCCGGACGGACGTACTGCCCTGGACCGGGTGCGTGGTTGTACCCACTGACGGGCGGGTGACGGACGTTCAGTTTGTTGGTCGCCGCCTTTGCCGCCTTTTCATTCTTTGTAAGCATGCGTGCACCACCGGCAAACCCGCCGACGACACGACGACCCGCGATGTTCAGGTAGGCTTCGCGCTTGAAAATGTCTGCGTGCGCAACCGTCTTGTTGAAGATCTCGGCAACCACCTTTTGCGCCTCGGCTGGCTTTGACGCACCAAACACCTGGATGAGGCCTGAAATGTACACCATCAACGTCATGGCGGGCGATTTCCACTTGATGACGATCCGAGACACGCCGAGTTCGGGCTCATACTCGATGCTTCCTCTACTCGTGCCGATTTCGCGTGCGAACGCCGCCGTGAACCGTTCGGGGTTTATGTAGCGGTTCACCTTGAGCCGGGCGTCAAACTTGGTCACGCGGGAATAACTTGCCGTGTCAAGGATGCCGGGCATGATGCGATCGAGCTGAGCAGCGACCCGACCGGTCGTGTTGGGTGCCGTAATCTGAACAGTGCCACCGGCATGGATCAGTGCAAACCCGGCGTTCGTCTTTACGTACCAGTGCTTGACGTCGTCGACGTTCCCGAGGATACCCGTCTTTGTGACGCGTGCGACGACTGGTCCGCTGAGAAGCCGACGACCGTCGATCGAGACGAAACCGGCTGGCAGTTTCGCCGGGACTTGAAACCGCGAGAATGAAATCATGAACGACACCGTACGTCCCGTGATTTCAACGGGTGAGAGTGAAAAGTCCGACCCATTGTACTTTGTGCCGACGGAACGAGCGTCAGTACGGCGCGCCCCGAAAACCTTCTTTATCCGGGAGATAGCGTTCGCTTTGCGAACCTTGTTGATTGCGTTGTTCACAATCTTCTTTGCGGCGGCGCGCGTCGGCGAGCTCATACAACTAGTCAAGATTTTTAAGGGCTAGACATCCTGCGCCGCCATGTCGGTCATCACACAGTCGAGACCGTAAATGACAGGCTGTGCCGTGAGCGCCTGACCCCTGTACGAGCACGTATTGTTCCGAACCTCAATATCGCGCGACGAGAATGGTCCGGCGTACGTGTCTGGATTGAAGCGACACCGGCCGAGCAGATTCTCGGTACAGTGTTGGTTGAACATCTGGACGAAGATCTTCTGGGGCACAAACTTGTCTGGCCCGTACTCAACCTTCTCGGACGACAGAAAGTGCTGGAGCGGATTCGTCAG